CTCCTCCTGTGCTAAGACAAAATTCACCATTAGTAAGACTTGATGCAGCAGTTCCATCTGCAACTCTTGTGTACCCATTTGAACCAAAAGAAGCAACAGTGGGTCTATGTAGACTTATTCCTGAATTAATGCCTTTTGCATTATCAGATTGAATCATTGAATTAGCAGCTTGTACTCCTAGCTGATAAGTAACACTTCCATCAATGTGAACTCCGTCTACAGCCCCATGATTTGGATAGCTTACAAGAGATGTTAAACTTCCCATAAGAGTTGCTGCACTTCCAGAACCAGTCCAAGCTTTTGGTCTGCGTGGCCCCATAGGTAAGTCCATTATTACCCATTTTGTATAGTGATTACACCAAGAAAGACCAGCTTCTGTAGCAGGTCTTTCAAATTTTGATAAAGTACCAGTAAACCAAATTTCTTTTATAAATAATAATTTTTGAGCCCACAACAATCCTGATTGGCCTTGATTAAGCAACTCACCACGCACATCAGAGTATCCTTGGCTCCAATAAACAGCATCAAATTGTTTATTAGGATTAGCTCCAGGAATTGCTGCAATTGCTGCATTTACATGATATCTTAAAAAGTTTGCTACTGCGCCAGAATTAGAGCCATATATACCATCTGTGCTCCAAGAAGAAATTGGATTACCTGAACCAGAAATCATTATTAAATAAACATCTCTTCCAGTCATTTTTTGTATTTGATCAGCCCAAGACCAACCCATATTTCCAGCACCACCACACAATGGGCTAACAGTAATACCACCGTTGATTGCGGGCGAGCTACTATTAGTATGAGTAACTGATGCTCCGTTCATATCAAGATTTACAAAACTACAACTAGCAACTGATGCAGACGCACTAGCTATATCAACAGTTCCTCCGTTTCCTGGAGACCAAGTAAATACTTTTGAATTTGTGCCTGGATTAATAACTGTGTCAAATGGACCAACACCTGTCATAATTGATTGACCAGTTGCTAATAATATAATTGGATATGTAGGGGTTGCAACTTGATTTGGAAAAAGTGCAGCATCTAGCTGAAATCTTGCGTTTGTGGATAAAGCCGAAGCTGCTGTTTCTAAAGCTTCATAAGAAGCCCTATTAAAAGTAATATATACTTGAGAAGTCCCAGATAAATTCATTGCTGTTCCACCCAAAGTAAATTGTGTATTTACCAAGGTAGAAGATACAGTTGTTCTAAGCATTAAATTACCAACAATTGTACAGCTTCCAGCTTCTTTATTAAGACCATTTACAATCGTATACCAATACTGCCCATCTCCAACTGTTGAAAACCCAGCATATCCTTGAAGCGGGCCTAGTAAAGTTACACTGCCTGTGCCTTGTGTTGCTGTTTGTTCACCAACCCAATCGCCTACATTAATTGTCATTATCCCAACCTCATTTGTAATGGGTCACCAGACCAGCGTTCTAGCTGATCTGAAGAGTCTAATTCTGAAATAGATGTTTCTAATCTTGCATACCAGCCAGAAGCAGCATCGTAGTCTTTTGCAAATAAAGAAATTTCACCACATAAGCCTGCTAAATATATGTCTGGATTACTATTTGATAACCAATTTGTATCTGTATCAAGAACTGCTGCAAGACTTGGAACTTGCTGATAATAAATCATTTCAATACTAAGCCCACCTTTTAATATAGGAAAAACTTCAATTTGATCTGCTATTACACAATAATAGTAAATAGGAAATCCTCTGTCTGTAAATGATTGACCTCTAGAATTTTCTAATTTATATTGATTTAATAATGCAGGATCTATTAACCGTAAAGATGTTGTTGAAAACCCTACTGTTATTGGGTCTGGATCACTAATTTGAATATCTCTCATTCCAGCCCAATCAGGCGGAAGGGAATAATATTGCCTGTCTGTAATAGTAAGAGTATATGCTCTTGCAGACTGCCTTCTTGTTTTTAAAAGTCTGTTTATACGAGCTTCTGTAAATAAATAAAAATTATTAATATTTTCATTTACTTCTATGTCATAACGATCTGCATAAGCTATAGCAGCATTAGTTAATTCTAATTTATTCATAATTTACCAGGCCTCACTCTTAAATGTCTCCATTCTGGGGCATTAAGTTTAGCTTTCTTTTCATTTTCAGTTGCTTTATACCAGTCAAAGCCTTCTTTCATCCATTTTTCAATAAGCATAAGAGGAATACGAGCAGCGTGGTATACCCCATCTTTAACATCAGTAAACTTAGGCTTGCTCGTATGCTCATTGTATAAAACTTTATTCATAGCAAGAGTATGTTCAACATCTTGGAATCTTTTTAGAGTTAGTTTATGAGTTTCATCATCATACCAAGTCTCCTCAGTAATTCCTGTTATATCTGAATGTTCTCTTGCTATGCGTCTCATCGTATTAAACCATTTCCTGGACCACCAAAATGGCCTTTAGGGTAGACCATTGCTTGTGGCCCCCGCCTTGCAGCTTCTTTAGGTGCTCTATCATTCATTTTAGTTGTTTTAGATTTAACAGCTCTTGGTGACACTACACTTGATCTTGGGTTTGACATTATATATCTCCAAAAAGGGGCAGAAAGTTAGATTGTTAAATCTTTCCCCTCTGCCCAATAGCCCATTTATTAAACTGTATTTAATGCAGCAATTGCAATATGCGCAAGAGGATTACACACTTCAAGTGTAGTCTCCCAAACCAGCTGCTTTCGAGTTGCATCACCAACAGTGGCAATATCTCGTGTAAACAGAGGACGCAGATCACTTACTTTTGCATACTCAGGGTCAACCAGAAACATAATACTTGGAGAAGTAAAACGATCTGGTGACATTGTTACAGTATGAAAATCACCATCATAAACATCAATAGATGCTACTAGCTTTTTATCGTCAGTTGTTACATAACGAGTTGAAGATGCAGTAAAAGTTGATACTACTCCTCGGTTGTGAGAGCCAGTAATTCCTAAGATATTTTCATTACCACCAGATTGGTCCCAAAGTGCTGCCAAAGAAGCAGACAGAATTGCTTCTGTAAAAGGGCGAGCCGTTCCTGCAGCATATGCAGTTAGATCACCATTTCCTACTGGGGCAACTGCTCCTACTCCACCTCGAAAAGATGTTCCAGATAAGTAGCTAAGAAAACCACCCATCTTACGAGCTAGTGCAGTGCTACCAGCAACTTTTTCTTGGCTTAATCCAACCATGCCATATTCAGCATCGCGCTTAATAGCTTTCATCCTACGAGCAACTTGGTAAGCCATTTCTGACTTAATTCCACCACCTTTAAGAACTTTTTCTTGCGATCCTGTTACCATCGCAGTTTTTGTGAGAATTTGAGTATAGTTACTCAAACGAACACGAGAAGCTGGATCAACAAATGTTGCATCTGATCCTTCAATTGATGCATTTGAAGCTTCATCTTCAAGTACATCAGTTAGCCAATCGTGAGATGTAGCTGTTGCCCTATTTTTACCAATTGCAGTAATAAAAGGAGTTTCAGTTGGAGAAACATCCCAGAGCATGTCTGAGAGATCTTCTCGGTTACCACCTGTAGCGATGGGTTCATCATAAGTGCTTACTGCACCAACTGGAGTTGCCATAATAATTTCTACCTTTACATTCTATCAAGAATTGCGTTTGCAACATCTTGGGTTTTTCCTGTTTGTTTAGCTTTTGCCATAGTGCTTTTAACTTTTCTGGCTTTAGCTAAACTAGCAGTATTCCCTCGGTGTGCACCTGGTTTTTGAAACTTAGGAAGTGCTTTACCAACTCGTTTTGTCTCAGCTGCTTTTTTTCCTGACCTATAGGCCTTAGCATCTTTGATTATACGAAGTAATCTATGGTCGGTCACACCCATAGCCTCATTTTCTGAAAATCCATAATTTTGAATAAAAGTTTTAATTTCACTCAAATTATCATTTCTTACAGAATCATCAGACCATTCTGGGTTATCAGAAATCATTTGCTCAAACTGATACCTACTATATGCATCAGCATTTGCACTCATTTCTTCATTCCGCTGGCTGTTGACTCGCGCTTGCTCCTCTTCAGCCAAAACTTTTACTTGCTGAATTTTCTGGGCTTTTTCAGAATATTCTTGACGAATAGCTGCAAAATTTCCAGGGTCTTCAGTTCGTAAACGATTCCAATCAATTGAATTATACTCACTTACTAATTCAGCCTCTGCAAGTTCACCTAATTTAGCTACACCTTCAGATCTTTTTAATAGGTCAGTATAAGCCTGGTTTCTTTTCTCTATAAACTCTTTGCGCTCAGTTTCAAGCGCCATAGACTTATTATTTACATGTCCTTGAAGCTGATGATTTGCAACTAGATCTTTTAAAGGAACAGCAGTTTTTTCACCATCAATAATAGCATTAATTGTTACAATGCCATTTTCATCAGTAATTAAACGATCATCATCTATTCCAAGATAAGCTGCTAATGTCAAATCTTCTTCAGCAATGTTTTCTAAGTCGTCTTCAGAACCTTCCTCTTCATCCAAATCAGGGTCGCCATCTTTGGGTAGCTCTTCAGCATCCTCCAATACTCCTTCATTATCATCGATCAATGGTTCTACTTCTGAAGGATAAATTGCATCCTCCACTCTGTCTTGAATGTCTTGCGCCACTTCGGTAGCAGTATCACTCATCAGAATTCTCCTCATTTAAGGTTTTTTGGGCTAATTTCCCTGTATTTATATAATGTTGAAAATGATCTTTCATTGATAACAGGGCGTTATGTTGCATTTTAATTGTTACTAATTGACTATTGTCAGTAGTAGGACAATTTATAAATGCCTCGTGAAGCTCTTGCGACTTCTGATTAAAAAATGGTTCTGCTATTTCATTCCAACACATTTGGTATTTATAGCCTTCTTCAGCTTCAACAGCTAAAACTAATTCTATTTGGCTATTCGACATCAGATGTATCCCTATTATTATCTTCTGCAGCTATTGCCATTTGCTGTATTCTAAAAATTTCAGTTTCAAAATATTTAACTCTTTCCCAATATTTATACTCAAGCTCTTTTGTAAATTCAGCAGTATCACCCATAGTTTTAATTTCTTCAAGCTGCTGCTTTAAAAATTTAATTTCATTATCTGCTTCTTGTTTTTGAAGCTGTAACATATTTTTATTTTTATTAATATCATTTGTAAGTTGAACATTCATTCCAGCAGTTTGAGCTTTAGATTCTTCTGCATTTGCAACTTTAATTTGAGCTTTTGTAAGCTCCATATCTTTTGCTTCATCTTTTTGCTGCTGTTCTTGCTGAGATTTGCTAATTCCTTCAGCATTCTTTTGGCCTTCAGGAGATTCTGGATCAAGAAAATAAGATTCAGCACCATTAAATCCACCAAGTTTTGCTATATCATTAAGCAAGTTATATTCTTCAACAGGAGTTACTAGTGTTTGTCCAGGTTTTGCAGACATTTCTTTTTGTTCTAATCTTAAATTTGCCAATGTTGACATTTGTTGCTGTCTATTTCCAGTTCCAGTGCCAACACGAACAGTAGTACAAGTTCGGTGTTTCCAGCTTTTAGGATCAACTCTTTCCCATTGGCCACGAAATTTATAATCTATTACATCATCTTGATGCTTAATTAATTGACTACGAATCATGTACATTAAAGGCTTAATAGATGTTTCAGCAATAGCACGGATCATTAAGCCTACTAATTCTTCTTTCTGATTCATCATTTGGGCTATGCCTTCAGAGCCAACCCTATTTCCAATCATAGTATCAGTAACAGCACCTTCTGGTGAAACTCCAGATCTTCCTGCTCTAACTTGATCTAAATAATCCATCATCTTATATGAATCAGAAGATAATGGAGGAGTAACAATAGGAACTAATGCTCCAGGGCTTTTCATTCTTACAATGCCGCCTGGCCTGGAAATCATTAAATCATCTAAATTTACTTGATTTTCAAGAACTCCCATTCTTTGGTTATTTTGAAGATACATATTATCTAATATATTTCTCCATAAAGCAGTTTTTTGATTCTGAATTTGAATTAGACGGTCATAAATAGAAAGACCTGTTAACTTATGAGGCATAATAATTGCAGTGCCTGAAATGAAAGGTATTTCATCTATAGTCTCTACATCTAAAACAGTCCCTGCTTGCTCCCATCCACTAACAGTTACTTTAACAAGTTCTGCTATTCCGTCTTCATTTATATCAAGCTGCATATAACATTCAGCTATCTCAATTAAATCTTGAGAAGCGTCATAACTATCATCCCAAGTTTGTTCTCCTTGATCTGTAAATCTGTACTGACCGCCTGTTTCAGTATCTATACCACTTTGTGAAGGCAAATCCCATATATCATCTTTATCATAGCCAGCAGCAACTAAACTGCTACGAGTTTTTAAAGTAAGATGAGCTGTAAATCTAGCAGTAGATAGATCAACAGAATTGTGCATATTATTAACACGGAATTCTTCAGGTGGTACACAAATAACATTAAGTTTTTTATCAGGAGAAGTTTTGCTTATTTTTACACTATATAATTCTATAGTGCCTGATTCATCAAGCTCACTACTTTCTTCTAAAACTTCTATGCTATCTTCAGAAATTAACATAGCATATTCAATTTCTGTTAAATTTGTATATTTTTCTGTAGTAGTTTTTAAATCATCACTATAAAAAACTTTAAAATATCCATTCCGTTGGATTAGCGCATCTTTAACAAATTCATAAAGACTTAAAAAGCCATTATTTTGTTTCATGAATACATCATATACAAGCTTTGACTCTAGCTCAGCTTGAAGATCATCATTTGGGCCTACTGGATCAAATACAACTATTTCATTATTTTGAGTAAATGATTTTATAACCTCAGGCATAATCCATTCAATAGCATCTGCAATATCAGTAGATACAACAGATGATCTACCTTCAGTTGGCGGAATGCTATCACCAAGATATGCAGATAAAGATATGTTTAAATCTTGATCTTGATATTGAGAATTACTTAATTCAAATCCTACAATAGATGCAATTTGTTCATCGTCAAGCATTTAGATAATTCCTTATTTAATCCAGTCAAGAGCAGTTTTAGCTAAATCCCAAGTATTTAATTCACCAGTTGCTGCAGTTTTATTAAGTGCATCAATTGTATTAACTGGCGCTAGCATATCAAGAAAGTCTGGAATATTAACTGGTTGAGTATCAAGTCCAGGGTTTGCCCTACTATAATCTTCATCACGATAGTTATCTGAAATAGCTTGATCTATTCCTGTTTGCTGATTAAAATTTCTTAGTGCAGAAGTTGCTTCAAAGCCTCTTTCTGCAATATTTGCTATAGTTGCGGCTACAGTAGGGTTTATATGTGTTTTATGATTTTGAGACATTAAATCATCTATTGAACTAGCTACACTCATTAAAGGGCCATCAGGAGCACGTAAACTATTTATTCTATCTGCTGATGCACTAGCCCAAGTTCTTGGTTTAAGTATATCTTCTCTAGTAAACCCTTGTGGAAATCTAGAAAAATCTCTGTTTTTAGACTCAAAAGGAGTGTCAATCCAATTTTGTGGTAAAGTTTCAGTATCATAATTTATATCATATGGGTATGTATCTGAATCATATCGGCCTCTGGCCATGGCACCACTTATATTTGCTTGTTGCTCACCAGTTAATCTGTTATATAGTGTAGTTGGTTCATATTCATTTTGTAATTTAGTATAAGAATTGTCACCAAAATACAGTCCTTGCTCAGCTGCTGTTATTCGGTCTCTGATAGCAGAAAATTCTTCTTTTTCTTCATCAGTCATACCCATCCCTTTATTTCTTAAAAGGGCACTACGGTTTCGTAAAACTCTAAGCTCTATATTTTCAGGACGATTATCCCATTCTTCTTCTTTTTTGTTCCATTTCGGTTTAGAAAACATTGCTGGATTGCCACCTTTTGGCCAGCCTTCAAATTCTTGAATATAATGCTGAATTTCATGAAATAATGTTTCTCTTTGGCCGTCAGGACTATCATAATTATTGAGTTTAATTTTTCCTTCATCAAGTTCAAGTTGGCCTAAGCTATTTAAGTCTGGATCATCTATGCCCTCAAGCGCAAAATCTTTTAATTCAGGGTATCTTGTAAAAATAGAATTAACACCAGTTCCAGTCATTATATCAGTTAATTTAACGTCTGAAGAATTTAACAAATTATCTAACAAAGATTGATTAAGTTGAATATTATTATCGCTTTGCCAAACACCCATTTCTTTTTTACGTGGATTTAATTGTATTGGACGAGCCACTTCTCCGCCTATGTCGGCTGCATTGTTAATAAACAAGTCTTTAGCATTTCCAGTATCATATATCGAATCTCCTGGAATAATTAACTCTTCTGCATCCTTAACCATTTTTCTATGTTGTGCTCTTAATGGGTTTCCTGGTCTACCTGCACCTAAAAAAATTGCTTCTGCATCAGGCGCAGCTAAAGCCGACCCTGCTACTGCAATTGCTGGTAAGGTATATTTTCCCATTATTTAGAAACAGTCTTTTTAGGAGCAGCAGGCTTAGGCGCAGAATCCTTAATAAAATCATTAAGCATATTTGCTTGACCTTTACCTATATAAAATTTTAGATCAACTCGTTGAACAAGTTTTAACCAAGCAGCTTGAATTTCTTTATTTTTGTCGCTCATACTATCATCCTATCAGTTAATGAATAATCAATTTCTTTAGACCAGCCTTTGCCTTCTATAATATTGCTGCCTTCTCCAGCTCCAACCATAAGGTACTGAAGAGCATCTGCAACGTGAGAATATCTGCCTTTATCTGGTTTATCTTGATATCTCTCTTGCCCTGATACAGCCATGCGCTTATATTTATATCCGCCTGCAAGTGCTTTTCTTATCATTGTTGCTTTAGGGCCGATGCAGAATCCTGTGTTGCCTGCAAAATCCATTCTAGTAAGAGTTGCTGCAACTGCTTCTCGTCTAATTATAAAATCATTAGTATATGTAGGATAAGCATTAATTCCTTCAGAATTTAGAATTTGAAATGGGGTAATCTCATCTGTTTGAGCTCTTTGGTCTCCAGCAGGGTCACCATATATTTCAAATTTACAATTGGGATATTCATGATTAATTTTTTGATTAAGAAGTTTAGCAAAGTTTTTAGCACCCATATCTTCTGTAACTAATTCATCAAATATCATCCAACGTCCAGCAGCAGTCTTTTGCCCAAATACAGCTGCAGGAGTTAATCCAAAATCTATACCCACAAAAATAGGAAGATTATCAGCAATAACTATGCTTTCACTAGTTGAATGAACATCATCTTTATATTCACCAAATACTGGCTTACCATCCATAACAAATCCATAATTGCCATTTACATAAACATTAATCCATTCTTTGTCTTTTCCATCTTGCATATTGGTGTAATAGCCTTTAGGCAAGTTATTAATATTTTCAGCATTATCTGATAATCCAGAAGGCTGACGAAATAGCTTATATGTTTTAGGCTGATCTACCTCAAATAACTTATACCACCAATGATCGGAATCAGGCGGATTTGTATCCATTATCAGTCCATACCATGTAGGACCACCATCCCGTATATTAGGATAACGGCCCAAACGCCCAACAAGCATATCGACGATTTGTTTAGGTATTTCTCTTGCTTCATTAAGGAATCCGCCTGTCAGCTCTAAAGACAATAATTTTTTAACATCATCAGGCTTATCCATAGCACGAAAGAAAAACTCAACATGAGCAGTAGTTCCATCAGGCATTGGAATGTCTGCAATAAACTTCATATCCATTTTCCAAAAAACACCTATAGATTGAGGTATCCAGTCAAAAAATGTTTGAATAGTTGTATCAATTAGCTCCCTATATGTATTTCTAGCGACAAGCCATCTTGTTTTTCTGATGCCATCTTTATTCGGAGCTTGCTGCATGCAACGCATCCACATATCAATAATACAAGCAACAGACTTGCCACTGCCAATAGGGCCCATAAGAGCGCGCACAAAGTGATCATCAGCATGAAACTTTTCAGTTGTTGGAGACATTATGTAATCTATGCCAGGCACTAAGATTCCTTTTTTATTGGTGTTACTTTCTGCGCAGGTGCTTTTGGAGCACTTTCAGCCGGAAATACATTAAAAGAAAAACCACCAGACTTAGCTTCTGGTGCGATCTCAAGTGTAAATGTAGAGCTCATCTGCTTTAAATATTCTAATGCAGCAAGTGTCCCATTTCTTTGCTTCATTAGCTGAAAAAGATTGTCACCAGCCTTTTGTACACCCAACTGGCGGCCACGGGAATGAACCCTGGTGACAATGTCTACTTCTCGTGGAACGAGATCATCCTCAGTGAGGAAAAGAGCATCAAGGCAATCGGACATAGAAAGTGTTTTTGCCATAAGCTCAATGCTAAATAGATCTTCCGCTGTGATCACTTGCAGATCTTCTATTTTGCTATAATTTGTCGGTATTCTTTCTTTCATAATGATTAATTTTACTTGAATTCATACTCAATAACCCGATTGTATACTATTCTATGTGTGATGTCTAGTCTTTTTTTAATTATTTTTTTCGGTAAATATTAGACCATGTTTACAAAAGATAAGCATTTTATTTAGGTGATTTTGTGTATTTTTTTTTAAATGGAATTGCACACGGTCAACCTTTACAAATTCATTATAGCATTTAGCCCCTCCCCCACCCACCCACCCAGCATATGTGCGCGTGTGATGTGTGTCGAGCGAAAGTTTCGTTAATATTACCGAAAATGAGGTGAAATAAAGCTAGACTTCTAGAATATGCTCAGGCATAATACTTAAATCGGATGGGGAATTGTCCTTATCCGAAAAAAGGAATACTAATATGAAGACTATAGCTGATACTATCACCACACTGGTAGAACTGGGTGTAACCAACAGTGCCATTCGCGCTGCACTTTTGAAGCAGGATTTTCTCGCTGAGGATGTTGAGGCCGCGATGCCCACCGCAAAGCGAACCTGCTTTATCAACGATTACTTTGACTGGCTCGCTGCTGAGCCTCGTGATCTTGATGAAGCTCGTGACTATATTCAGAACCCTGCTAATTCTGATAATGTGCGAAAGTATGAGAAAATGCACCTCAATACGGCTGAGCTTGCCCTTAAAATCTGGGCCGCTAAGTAGGGTGACCGAATAGGGGAAAGGATTCCCCCTTTAAACTTGGCCTAGTATAGGCCAATTTTTTCTT